AATAAGTCCATTTTGACCATGTTGTATGATTTCTGGAATCATACAGTTAGCAGTAGAAACAATTGCACAACCGCAAGCCATAGCCTCTAAAAGCACGCTTGGGACAGGAGAGTGTAGCGAAGTATTGTAAAAAATCTTTGACTTTTGATAGATAGTTCTTAAATGCTCTGTAGAATCTGCCACCACAGAAAAGCCGGGACTTTTTCCATATACCCTCACCGGCAGTCCGTTAGATGTCTGTCTCCATAAATTAAATCCGCAGCACCAATCTCTGTTTGGCCAATCGTTAACTACCGAAAGGCAAACATTGTCTCTTTCTTCGTTTCCGTCTGTCCAAAAGTCTGTATCTACTCCATGTTCGATCACCACTGAGTTGTTTTGACTAAAGCCCCACTCCCCTCTGGAATAGTCAGAAATAAATGAATAAACATCCACTATTGGATTGACTGAAGCTTGTTTCTGCTGTTGTATATCATATCTAACATCTGGCAGCACATGGTTATGCCTTAAAATTGGAATATATGTTTTGTTTGACGATCCGATTCTAGATCCAGATAGGTGCTGATATGCGGTAGCAAGTCTTTCACAATCCGTGTGAGCTAGAATCAAATCAAAATCAATATAGTCAGGTATAGCGTCTATCATATAATAATTATCTGGGATTTTAGCATAGTCAGTGTCCCATTTTTTACCAAATGATAATGAGTAAAAGTTATGACCAGTCCTAGCTAGGTTTTGCTCATATCTTTCATGCGTTGGAAATGTTAAGATATTTAGCTTCTTCTGCGGCCTAGCGCTTCTTACAATGTTTCGTACTGCTCTTGGCGTAGCATTAGCTGGCATTTAAAATCTCCTTTATCTTTTGTCCTACATTTTTATGATCGTATTGTTGAGCCTTAAAGATTCTAGCTTTCTTATCCTGATCTGGATCGCGTTTCCAAGCCTCAAAAGAAGCCCGCATAGATTTAGCAAGCGAGTAGACATCAATTTCGAGCCATTGGTTCTTTGCGGTGTAAAGATTTCTTAATGTAGAAACTCCCCCAAAGCATGGCGTTGGTTTAGACTCTACAGGCTTATCTGATTCTACTGCAAAGTCTTCTACACCAATACCATCAGTATAAATCAACTCAAGCCCCATAGACATCGCTTCTAGCGCAGGAATACAAAATGCTTCGCCTCTACTTGGCATTACAAACGAATGGCACTGAGATAGTGTCGAGATGTAGTCTGCTTTGTCTAGCCTTCCACAGATAACAATTTCTTCCTTATAGTTTTCAGACACCTTTAGTCCTTTTCTGATTTGCTCGCAAAAGTTTTGCACATATGAAAGCTCTGCGCCGGAGGTCTTGATATATAGATTCACATTCTCATAATTTCTAAATTCCGTATGAAAAGCCTTAATAAGTGCAGCGATATTCTTTCTCTCGATAAACTCGCCAATAAAGACAAAGTTAAAACTATTTAACAAATTATCTATCTTTTGTCCGTCTTGTGGATTTTGGTATTCGTCCATATTTAGAGAATGAGGGACAACATGTATGGGCTTCTTGACCTCTAGAGAATCTTTACAGGCTTGACTCGGAACCCATAATTCATCCATAATCGAAGCGTAATTATTCCAGCTACTAAATTTTAGGTCTAACGTTTCTGTCGCCAAGAATCCGATATTTTTCTTAAAGCTTGAGTCATAGTGATACAGATGCGGCAGCGTGTGTTGAACACATACATCGCAGTCGTGAGCGCTTTGACGTTCTAGCTCTAAGATTCTTTGATTGCTAAAATCGTTTTTTTCTTTGTATGTTATACATCTAGGAACAACATCTATTCCAACAGCATCCATAGCCAGAATATTGTTTAATGCGGCGTTTCCCCACCCAGTTCCGTCTTTATAGTTTCCAATATAGAGTACTTTTGTCATTATATTTACCTTGCGATCTTTCCTCTAGCTTCTTCCCATTGATTTATTTGATTTCTTAGATTATAAAGCTCTCGGTGAGCATCTTGAAAAGAAAATATTTCTGTATCCTTAACTGATCTTACATGACTTTCATTATAATAATATTCTGGATCTGAGCTAGACCTTCTGAATCCAAAAGTCAAATCTTTCAAGATTTTTCTCCATAAGAACCCACCCTTCATTTCCGGTTTATGTAAAACATAATCGAACAGATAATCAACCTTCTGTGTCGGTATTAGATTTTCTGGTAAGCTCTTGCTAGGAATCTTGATATCTAAAGGACTGTGCCAAGTCTCGCTATAATCTTTTAATTCAATTTCATTGATCTTATTTTCCCAAATCTTAGCGGTAGAATCCCAACTATATTTAGCCAAAGACTTTTTTCTTTGCTTCTCGCCCTGCTCTTTAAGGCAAACATTATCCTTGTTGGTAATGTAGCAAAGTAAATTTACGAGCGCTTCATTATCTGGAATCGCCCTATTGCATCCAGTTTCACATTCTATACTTAGAGTTAGTGGATCAATTCCCCACGCCCCAATGCTGTCGATAATGGATTCCATAGCAGAATAGCGAACAGAGACAACTGGAATACCACAGTTTGCCGCTTCGAGTTGCGGCATACCAAACCCTTCGCTATTTGCATACTGAACATATAGATCAAAAATATTGTATATCTTTGCCAGCTCTTCTTCGTCAATAGGATTATTGACACCAACCAAATGATTATTGAACGACCGGCACTTATTGCAAAACTTCATAGAGTTTTGGAATGTCTCTACAGATATATTATTGCAAGATCTGCACTTATATGTCATGGTAACACGGCCAGACAATCCATACTGCTGAATAAGTCCGGGAATATCCCAGCCAGAATCTGGATAGTATGTGTGACAATGCAAAAACAGGTTATTATTTTTAGTGGTATCTAGAGTTTTTCTAAAACATTTAAACAAGTCTGGATAAAGTTTTCTTCTTTGGTTTCTCATGACCGTACCAATAATGGTGACATCTTTAGAAATACCGAAAGATTCTTTGTGAGCGTCTTTATCTTCTACAGGCTTAAAGTGATGACTAGCAGACGGAGGAGCTATATCGACAAAGTTTAATTCTTCGCACTGAGAAAGAAGCACATCTCTACCAAACTCACTATAGCTAAACACAGAGTCCGCAGAAGCGTATGTGTTCATCCATTGATCATTCTGTGGAAAGGCGTCAACAGTAGGCATAATCGCCCAGTGAAAAAACTTTCTAAATGGCGAACGTTGTTCAAACTCACACATCCACCAGTCACGAATATCCATAACAAAATCTGGCTTAAAATCTAAACAAGCCTGATTAAATATCATGTCTCCAAATTGTAAAGTTGGACTATTTTGGTATTTCTGATAAGTGTCGTCGCTTTTAAGAGGTTTATTTGCGTAAGCTTTCCAAGGTCTTTGATTATTTTTTAGACTTTCAACATCTGCAAAACAACTAATTTCAGCAACTTCTATTCCTTCAACATCATTAAGTCTAGATAATACCTCTTTGGTATAAACAGAATAGCCAGTCGGAAGCCAAGAGGCTTCTGATACGAATAGCACTCTCTTATTTCTCATTCATTTATCCTTCGTTGAATATCTTAAAACTTTCTACTCTGAAATAGGTCTCATCGTTTGGTCCTACGCCTTGTCTAGCCTCACACTCGACTAGAATTAAAGAATGTGGTTTTAAACGCTCCTTAATAGAGATGGCGGCAGTGTGCCAAGCTTCAAATAATAAAGAATGTACACTCCTGCTTTTTTTTCCAGATTTACTGGTTCTGAACGATTCAATTTCTAAAGCAAATTCTGCTACATCAATATTATCACACTTATATACAGAAACAACACCGTCTTCTGGTAATTTTCCTAAAAAATAACAACTATTCATATTCACCTCAAATTTGTATTACTTTATTTACGATTACTGAACCCTTATCTTTTTTGGAGGGTTCACACATTAGCATCACAGTATTTCCTTCAAGCAAGAAACTTTTATTCTTTTCATAAGTTTCTGGAAAAACTGTAATAGAGTCAAGTTCTCCACTACTATCTTCAACACACATGAAAGCCATTTCTTGTCCCGGAGTCTTGCCCTTTTTCGTTCTGATAACACGAATTGATGTTATCACGACCGCTAGATTGACTTTCTTTTTTATGATACCGTTAGCTACGTCGTTACAAAAATCTGTAGCTATTTGCGTATCATCAACTTTACTGCAAGTCAAAGCACAGCCCATAAACTTTGTTTCTTGATCTGCTATACTAGAAGCGTGATCGTCTAAATTATAGAATGGTTTGACCAATGACTGCATGATGTTTTCTACGCTTTCAATTCTTCTAGAATTAATTTTAGTGTTAGACATCATTACTTTTATCGCTTCAGGCAGGGTTCTCACTCGCAACGAAGGATCTTTTTGGTTGTCTACAATAGAGCTTTGCTCTCTAGCCGATAATTGTTTCCAACTATCAAATTCGTAAAGCATCTTCTGTCGGGTCTCTGTATTATTCTTTCCATTAAAAGCTCCTACAGAAATCAATGCGATTACTGCTCTTTTGTTTAGTTTTAGTTTATGAATAATATTGATAAGACAGTCTAACCAATTATATTCAGAAACATCGCCTAGTTCTTCTATCTTCTCGCACTCTTTTTGACCAACACCTTTAATGTGGCGCAAGCCAAAATATATTTGTCTCTTTGGTTCATCTATTTGAAAATTTGTGTAGAGCCTATTAAGTCTTGGTGGATATGTTTCTATACCTACAGACTTAGCATCCATAACAAGCTGCTTGATCTCAATCTCTGATTTAGGCTTTCTGTCAGATCTGTTGAGGGAGCTTTGGTAGAATCTCAAAATTCTATGAGTCTTACAGTAAGCGGACCAATAAGCATTAATCGCGTAAGCAACAGCATGTGACTTATTGAAGGCGTATCTACTAGACTTTTCAATCCAAGAAAAAATTTCCTCTGCCGCCTTTTGACTTACGGTGCCCTGCTTTTTAGCCCCATCTACAAACTTCTGCTTGATCTCTTCCATTAGGTCGGCCTTCTTTTTACCGATAGCCTTTCTAAGATCGTCCGCTTCTTTAAGATTAAAGCCAGCAAGTCTTTGTGCAATCATCATAGATTGCTCTTGATAAACCAATACCCCATAAGTTTCTTTAAGAATAGGCTCTAAAGATTCATGCAAATATTCTACAGGATAATCTGGATTACCTGCTTTTCTATATGCATAAATTTGAGTCATGCTCTTTTTGGTTTTCTCATCTTGTGCTTTGAGCGTTCCCGGTCTAATAAGAGATATTGTAGCAGCAAGTTCGCTAATGTTTCTTGGCTGAACTTCTTTAGCCCAATGCTTGCCAAGACTAGATTCAAGCTGAAACACGCCCTTTGTACGACCTTCGCAAATCAAATCCCAAACTTCTTCATCTTCAAAATTATTAATATCAAACGTCATTTTTGTCTCAAATAGTTAATTGCCTTTTGTAATACTTCAATATCATCATCAAATCTACCTAAAGCGCTGTTGCAGTTATTGCAAAGATAACCCCTGAACTCATCTGTTTCATGGTCGTGATCCAGAACCAGTTTTCTGTCAGTCCGCTCACAAATTGCGCAGGTGCCACATTCTGGCTTATGGTTTACTTTTCTCAACTTGTTTCTAATTTTAGCAAGTTTACTATTACACGCCTTACAGCTATTTTTACGTCCCGCATCTTTTGTTGAAAAGTGAGGAAAGTCTGTCTCAACCTTAGATTCTCCACATTTTATACATGTCTTATACGTAAGTATTTCCATCTGCAAAAGCCTTTTCAAATCTTGTCTTTTCGATTAATGTTCTTTGAAACTTCATAAACTTAATCATAATATTTGCGGTATCTTTTACATCTTGCAGAGCGTCATGAGCGTTATCTTTACTGGCTTGACTCATGCCAAAGTAATCACGCATGTAATCCATACCATAGCCTTTTACATCTTGATTATTCTCAAACCAACAATAGATATGCTGCATTACATCAATAGTAAAAATAGGATTAAAAATCCCCTGTCTTCCACGCTTAGAATCTACAGGGCCATATTGTTGACACATGCGCTCGACAATAGGCATATCATAACCATTGATATTATAACCAGCAGCGATTGGAGCATAGTAGCTAGTCTTTTTGAAGTTATATTTATCACAAAATTGAGCAAACTTATTCCAGACGGTTTTAGGTAGTGGAGCTTTTGCTAGCGCGTCTCTCGTTTTTCTAGTAACCTTTAACGCCTCATCTTCTAACGGATCAACTCCAGCCTTAATAGCTTCTTCATCATCAATGATTGGTCTAATTTCACTGTTAAAAATGCCGCCCGGCTGAAGTTCGAGCTTTCTAGCATGAATTGCCACAGCAGCGATTTGGGTCGGTTGACACCTGTATGGGTCTCTGCCGCCGGTCTCAAAGTCGAAAACAATAATATCCCTATAATTCATGTTATACTCTACCCTTTTTATTTTTTAGTTCAATAAATTTATTTACAGCATCATCTATATTTTTAAATAAGTGATATTCGTTTTGTCTATCTGACCATACCTGATACTCGTTAGATCTAACGACTCTTCTGTAATAATTAGATAGATTACAAATAGAGACATCCATATATTCTATAGAGCATCCAGAAAATATTACCGATTTATACTCTTCTTTAGTTGCGTTCATTCGCAAACCTCCATAATTTTACTTAATAGGTCAATGCCCAAGATATCGAATTTAACATGCCCCTGAGATTCTAGGGCGACCATTTCAAACTGAACAATCTTCTTACCGCTTTTATCTGTGACCATTGGGCAAATATCTTTCAGTTTGTGTTTTGAAATAATGACTCCTGCCGGATGCTTACCTTGGGACTTGTTTGTTCCCTCGATTTTGATCGCCTGCTCGAATAGGTCAGACATAGGTCCAGATAATTTATCATCGTCGTCTAGATAGCACCATTTCTTCAGCTTGCTTGACTCATTGATTAGCGCCCATCTGATAATTGACCTATCTTCTTTATCCATCAGCTCAAGCTGGTCAGAAATTTGAGCTTCGTCAGGAATACAATCTGTAATCTCATTCATTTCGGAAAATGACACACTATCATTAATTCTCATTACTTCTTTTAGGGCGGATCTACCCTGAAGTCTACCATATGTTACCATCTGAGAAACATTATCGCTTCCGTATTTTTCTTTGATGTCATCAATCACTTCATCTCTATGTTCTGCCGGAACATCAACATCAATATCGGGCAAGGATATATGATCTTCTGTATTTCTACCCTCGTTGTAAAACCTTTCAAAAATTAGACCATGCTCAATAGGGTCAACCTCTGTAATTCCAAGCAGATAAGAAACCAGACATCCTGCGGCAGAACCACGTCCCGGACCAGCCAACCATCCACGCTTTTTAACACTGTTAACGATGTCTTGAACAATTAAGAAATATCCACTAAGTTGAGCCTTGAAGATAACTTCCAGTTCAGTCTTGACTCTTTCTAGATATTCATTTTTATCTGCCTCAGTAGCAACCTTTTTCGCTGGTACAAGTTTAGATTTCCATCCATCTCTACATAGCTGCTTCAAGTACTCGTCTTCACTAAAACCTTCTGGACACTCAAATGTTGGAAGCATAGGTTTACCCGTGACTTCATAATCTTCACACATATCACAAATCTTTTGTACAAGATCATGCTCTTTTTTAGACTTTGTAGTTTGAGGAATGTGATAAGAAGAAGAAATAAAGTAATGTTTGTTTTCAAATTCTTCTTCCTTTGAAATTTTAGACATAATTTTTGGTAATGTTGTCTTCATTCCTGAGCACAATACTACACGATGGGCTTCTGCTTCGTCTTTAGACACATAAAGAACTTCTCGTTTTTTGTAATCGTATTTAAAAATAGAAGACTTGTTTTTTACAATCTTATCCCAAGCCTTTGATATTGTATCACAGTTGGTAACGCATATAAGGTTTCCGCTTTTAGCGACAGTTAAAACATCAATAATGTTGACAGACTCTTCGACGATTCCCACTATCTGCATTAACTCTATCCATCCCTGTTTATTTTTTGCAAACAAACAAAAATCTCCGTAATCGCATCCAATGACTGGCTTAACGCCGTTTTGGACACATGCTGAGTGGAATTCGATAGCTCCAGATACGGTTTTATAATCAGCGATTCCGCAGGCTGGTATTTTTAGATGCGCGCATTTGGCGGCAAGTTTTTCTGGTTTACAAAAAGCTTTCAAAAGACTATAGTGAGTCTTGCAATTTAGCGGTATTAAATTCATCAATTTTAGACTTCAAAATTAGTGACAAATGTTTAGGGTCCAATACTGTCATATTATATCTTGCTAGAGACATAAATACAGCTTTATTCTTAGGATTATGTAAAAAATTTAACGTCTGGTTGATAGTATGATCTAAAAATTCCCATCTACCAGTAAAAAATGGAGCGTTCAAGTAGTACCAAAACTTAGGTAGCCTTTCTAACACCGGGAAGCATCCCATTTTTAGCGCCTCAAAAAACCGGAAAGTCTCCTCGCTAGTCGCTCCAGTTGGGCAAAGACACAGCTTTGAGTTAGATAACAACTCAAGATACTCTTTACCTTTTAACCCTCTGGCGAATCCGTCCGTATAAACTACTTTATATTTAAAGCTATGTCCAGAACTTTCTAGAAATTTGTCTAAACACTTCTTGAATTTATCTCTGGTTCCGGTGTGTGGTATTTGCCCAATGAAAACAAAATCATATTCTCTTTCTAGAATCGTTTTTATATTTATTGATTCGTCATCATCTAAAAATGTACCAATAGGCATCGGAAAAACTTTAGGACTTTCTACAGGATGGCCCCACATATCTAGTTCTGCATAATTGTGAAAAACGTAATGCACCCTTGGATCATGAAGGTCTTCTGGCGGCAAATGAACTTCTCTAGATAGTGAAAAAATGATATTTTTCTTATCGTCGTTAGGAATATCGAGTGGTCCCAAGTCGTACTTAACAACCACTCTGTATGAGTCGTCTAGCATGTCGGCCAAACATTTTGCTACATCTATAGAAAATCTGTTACCTTTATCAAAGTCTAATTTTAAGTCTATTAATTCACACATCTCAATTTTCTACAATATGTTTTAGGTCTTGAATAATTTCATTATTTAAAGCAGGTTCATAGGCAAAAATATAAAACGCTTCATACTGGTGCAGCTTCGACTTAGGAAACTCTATCCAAGAGACTAAATCTTTTGATTTAATTTTATGATGTTTATACATTCTTACTTTAAGGTTGTTAGCCTTGCCAACATATAAAATCTCTGCCCCGTCCCAGCAAAAATAAACGGCTGGAATGTCCAGATCATCGTCTTTAGATATTTCTGAACATGTTTTTTCTGGCGCGGGAGGATTAGGCATGTTATGTTTTTGACAAATCTTTTTTTGGCTTTCTAGCTTCAATAGCTCTATCATTTTTCTTTCAACATACATCTCTTCTTGGATTTGGGCAAGAGCGTCTTCTTTATATTTTATTATATTAGAATCAATAGAATCTAATATCTTATCTAAGGCTCCCACTAAATCTTTTCCAACCTCATACACCTTTTCTATTTGACTAAAATCGTGATAACTAATATTGGTTTTAGGTGATACTGCTCTTTTTGCATCGGCGGCAGTAGCATTGGTGGATCTAATCAGTCTCGCCATATTAGACATCTGTGAAACCACTTTATTCACTTCTTCTGCCGACATAATGTGGTGATCAGAATACTGGGGATTCACATATTTCCAGCTAGGTGCATTTTTTTCTAAAAAGTTGTATACGGCGTCTGGATCTCGATTCATTTCAGCGGCCATATTTATTGGTGTTTTTATATGAGCGTTCTCAAGTATGAACGCTCTTTCACCTCTAGATAGTCTTCCCTGCTTCTTGGTTTCGTTTCTATTATTATTCATCCCGGCGCCTCATAATATCCTATATTGAATCCATCTTTAGTACATTCCTTTACGGCTTCCTTATATCCTATTGTATGAATTTTATTTTCTACATATTCACACATGGTAGTATTAGTTCCCGGCCAATTATTTTTATAAAAATGGCAAAGTCTTTGACATCTAAAATCTAATCTTTTTTCAGATATTGGCTTGGGTTTTATATTTGCCTTGATCTCCTCAAACCTTTTTCTTAACATCTCCAAGAAAGATTCTTGATCAGCAGAATCAAAGCACATGCTAAAAGGTCCACCATCTCTAGTGAAAAATATTGACATGATAGCCTGTTCGTAGTTTGGATAAAGTTTTGATATTGCATAATTATATAAAAGTAGTTGAGGGTCTTTTTGTAATTTGTTATAGTCTTTTACTTCGCCTGTTGCCCAATTTTTTCTTTGTCCTGTTTTCCAGTCAATGACTTCAATAATGTCGTCTGCAACGCTCGTAACTAAGTCAATAGTTCCCTTGATTGCAAGTCTGCCATTAATAATTTCACCATTAGGCATTTCGTATTGATATTTTGCCCAATCTTGTTCGATTGGTATATCAAATGTTGGCTCTGTGTCTACAATAGTTCTGTTTCTAGGATCAAACTGTCCATCATTAAAAGTTATCGCCGTTTCTACCTGATCTTGACAAAATCTAAAATCGGCAGGATAATATTTGTGATTGTCCATAGATGTATAGTGTTCGTAACTACGATCAAGCAGATCTTTTACAAACTTTTTAGTGTAGAGTTTTTTGGGCGTAAACTCCACTTCGCCTATCGCGTCATCAACGATTATTAGTTTTTTATCATCTGGCTTCTGCTGCAACTCTTTTTTGCAGGCAGCTAAACACTCCATAACCTTGTGGCAGGCGGTGCCTTGTTGGGCCTTTTTCCCTGAATCAGACCTGTGTCCTAAAACATAAGTCATAAAGTATTGCATTTGGCAAAACTCATAGTTGCCATAGCTGGAAGATCTTATATATGTTACTATCATATCAGCCCTTTATTTCATGTAGTTTTGATTTCTTTTCTGCTACAATTTCTTCTCCTAACCAATTGAACCCACTTAGAATAGAAACAATCTCATTGTTTACACCCTTAATACTCATGTCAGAATTATCTATAACAGAATCCGCATTTTCTAGTACTCCGTCTAGACTTTCGCTAGAATGGGAGTCTTGTAAAATGTTTCTTGTTAGCCCGACAACCTTTCCGTCAACCTTTTGAACTTCTTTGAGTTCGTTTTCAAATCTAAGATCATCTATGACCGCTAGTAGCGGCTGCTCTCTTTGTATTTTTCTTACGCATGATTCAGCCCATACCGGCTCATATATTTTACGCATCACATCTGTTCCGAGATACTGCATAAATTCTCTAGCAGTCATTACGCCTTTCCTTTTTGACTCAGGCATGTTCTGCCACTTTAAATGTTTAATTTTTGTATTCTTTTGTTCCTCGGTTCCGTATGCACATTCATAAGGTATATTAAACAAATTCACGCACATATCTTTTAGTTCAGATGCGAACGAATATTTTTTAATAAATGGATACATATGGTAACTCGCCCATTGTACAAACTCTATATCTTTTCTAGAAACGTCTAATTTCGTCAACTGTGTTTCGTCGCCAGTATCCACATATAGATCGCCCTCTTCTGTTAAAACGAAATCTTTGATTACATTAAAACATCTAAGCTGATACCCATGAAGAAAGTTGCACAGAGTGCTTTTACCAGCTTGCTTTCTTCCTGCGATTGCTAAAATCCTCGTCATTTTTTAAACCTTTCTAATTGTGGATCTAGTTCATCTTTTAATTGTTCTATTGATAGATCTCCCGGATCTTTGGCAGATATCTGTGGTCTAAGATAATTAAATCTTCTGCCGCATATCTTCACGATCTGGTCTGCCGCCTTGTTGCCAGCGTCGTCATAATCTGTCATCACGACAAGATTCATTACTCCAACCTCTTCGAGAATAACAAGCTGGTCGTCGCTCAACGATGCACCAAATATACTTACAGAATTTTTATAACCGGCCTCATACATTCTCCATACGTCGCCTTGACCCTCCAATATAAATAATGTAGGGTTTTTAAACAATTTTGACATATGGTTTTTTGCTATGTTGATGCCATATAATGAATTTTTCTTAAATCCTTTACTATGAAGCCATTTAGGAGAAAACTTATCGTTTGTCGCTCTACCAACACAACCAATAAAATTGCTGCCGATATCATAGATAGGAACAACGGCTCGACCATTCATAGGTTTTCCAGCCTCTCTACAGTCTCCAACGTCGAAGATGTCTAATGTCTCGGCCTGATATCCTCGATCTAAATAGTATTGAGAAGGAATTATGAGCTTGTTTCTAATATCTTCTCTGGACATTGTTTTTTCTGGAGCGGAATAAGCCTTTTGAAAAACATCTAGCAGCTTGGTCTGCTTGTTTGTTGGCTTAAATGGTTTATGTTCTATTTCATTTTTACCCAAGAAGGAAAGACAATAATCAAACGTTTGATTCATAGTCAAATCCCTTCCTTCTTTAGCAGAGAGAACACCTCTTACAAATCCAAAAAGACTTTGATTATATTCTTCTTCACAGTGCTTTGTCCAGCATTGCCAGTTACCAACAGACGAATCTCCATCTGTGAAAATTGTGCAGCCCTCTGGACTGTCGCCGCTATGAACTGGACATGGAAATGAATACCTATTAGGATATTCTACAAATTCTACACCTAAAGCGTGTAATAGATCTTCTAGTCTTTCAGACAGAAGTTCACACATCTCCACCAACTCAGCCTGAGAAAGGCGCTTCTTGGTTTTCTTCTGGCTCATCTGTTTCAAATCCTTGACTTCTAGATCTTGCATTATTATGAATCTCGTCTCTTGTAAAACCTTCTTCTATTCTACCTATCGAACCAAACATTTTTATACTTACATAGTTTCCATCCTGCATCCCTTCTCCATGCCTAGTCTCTACCGTAACCAACTTTCTATCGCCGTTTCTTATGTTATCCTCGGCAATTTCTTCGTCTGATTTCCTCTTGAAGATAGAGAAGCTAGTACACAGCCATACAAGCCTGTCAGAACCAGAGATAACATCTGTACTTTCTTTTGTTATGCCGTCACGATTCAACTGAACAAATGCCAAACATGGAACATCGTACTTAACCATAAAGTTGTGAAGCTTTGTAATTTGAAAGCCTAGAACCTGATACTCTTGCACATTTGCTTTAATAGAGCTAGAGTCCATAAGTTTTAGATAGTCATAAATAATTACGCAATCATTGGTTTCACCATTCTCATCAAAGCCAACATGTTGATATAACCACTTTCTGATGATCCCAAGAATGTTCTCGAACGGTTGTCCAGAAATATTGATATAATGATAAGGTATACTTTTCAACTCTTCGGCAGCCTTATATACCTTTTCTCTTTGTAATTCATTCTCTGTGAATTTACCTGTAGAGATTTCCTTGGTGCCAACTCCACTCAGGCAAGCCAACATTCTATTCCAGTGGTCTTTCTTAGACATTTCTGTGTCTAGAACTAGAACGGGTATGTTTTTACGAGCAACATTCATAGCTACCGCATCTCCAAACATAGACTTACCGACCTTTGGTCTAGCAGCAATAAGGTCTACACACTTGCGCCGCAAGCCTCCTCCGATTGCTTCGTCGTATCTGTCGAACCCCGTTGGAATCCCTACAAAGTCAGAAACGTTTTCTGACAAATATTCCATGTATTCATCAATCTCGTCACCGATAAGTTCGGTTTTGTTGCCAGAGGATTGATATACTTCAGATGTCGCATCTAGAATAGGAGACTCAACCTTAGATATAAGATCCATAACATCTTCTTCTCCCGTTACGGAGTTAAGATCTTTATCGCACAACGATAATGTTTTCTTAAAGTCTCTTGCAAGCTTTAGCTTGGCTAATTTTGATGCGTGAGCTTGGCAGTTCTCTTTAGAAATAGGAAAGTTGAACAAAGATCTTATGAAAGATATTTCTTCTTTGCTATTTACTATGTCTCCAACGCCTAAGCTATTGGCAGCAGAAAGAATAGAAGATAGTTCAACCTTCATATTCTCTGATACTGTTTTGTAAATACAGCTAAAGATAAGTTGGTTCATTTCATCGGTGAAGTGATTTTCATCAATGAAGTCTACTTCTAAGTAAGCGTCTAGACCAAACTGACACAAGCAAGAAAGAACAGCCCTTTCAGAAGCAAGATCCTGTAGTTTGTTTTTCATGCTATCTCCTTGAGCATTTATCGCAAACGTAAAAATCTCTAACAAAACTCGGATGTACCAGCGTAGAACTATTGCATTTATAGCACTCTTGCGCGACCTTCTTGAATTTGGGACGAGATCGCGGAGTAATTTCTACTTCTGGAGTAGAGTTTTCCTCATCTCTATGATCGCCATCATCTTCAAACTTGTTGAATTTAGGTTTTAAGTTTACAGGAGTATCTGCTGTAGATCTTTCTTGTTTTTGCGACTTACGCATAGAGAAGTCTGGAAGATCTTTCTGCTGTTTTTGAATTACCGCCGACTCTGTTTTTACAACACTTTTAATCTTTGGAGGCTCTACTCCAATCAAACTATTTAGCAGATCTTGAAGCAAGTCTACTTTCTCATCGGTGGTCATGGCTTCTATCTTTTTCAATAGCTGATCAAACACTTCTTTGCTCATTACTTTCTCCTCGCCAAATTATTTAAAGTCTCTGCCATTTTTATAATTCTATCACTCTTACCTTCTAGTAATCTTACCCTAGCTTCTGCATGATTCTTAATCACCAATATTTGTTTAGCTAGAGGGTTTTCTTCTACCGCCGCAAAATACTTCTCTTGCCATTTAGCGTATTGTCCGCCATACTGACTAAGCTTAGGACTTATTATAAACCATATAGACGAATCTGACCAATGTAAAATGTTTTTTTCTTTAGCTAATTCGCACTCTATATATTCAGCATAAGCGTAAAGCCTATAGGCAGAAGTATTGCACTTTTCTGAGTTCCATATGTTGATATCTTCTGGTCTTGCATTAATTATTTCTCCAACATCATCTGGAGCATCAACTCTTGCCAAGTGTTTACAGTTCAACCAATTATCAACAGCTTCCAAGAAATCATTTAATTTTTCTTCTCCACTCATCTGCGTCCTCGTTGTAATTAAATTCTACAAGTCTTATTTCATTAATTTTGCACCACTCAGACTTATTTCTATCTCTGGCCTTGGCTTTAAAAAATGCAAGCTTGTCTCGATAATGGAAAGCATTAAATTTAAAATGCTGTTCGCCGTGAACCTCTACTATTAATAATCTATTCGGTACGTAGAAATCTGCACGTAGACATTGATTCTTTAACGTCCTAGTTCCGGGAAGTGAAACCTCCTCCAGAATTGTATCATGTGGAAAGCAAAGGTCAAGCACATCTCTAGCCTTTTGATGTAGCTTAGACCTTTTACCTCCGCCTTCTTTAGGGGTCCAACCGTATTCTAAACCGTCTAATCCTATAATCTTCAACAAAGAGCCTCTTTTATTAGTCTCTGTAGGGTTGTAATAATCTCAGGATTATCTTTGATAAAATTGTACAACTTGTCCTGACCCTGAAATTTAAAAGCTTTTATAATTGCTTCATCATTATCAGTATCAAGATCAGGCTTGATTTTTTTAGCTAATTCTTTCTCTATCTGAAAAAACGGACACGAGAACCAAGATGCGGACTTGTCTATGAATCCTAAGTCGGTTGCAAGCTCAAGGACTTCTTGCACGCTATCAATACCGTGACCATACCTGATGTAGCTTTGAACCTGTCCTCCGGGCGGCCCCATAGAAGAACAAATAATCTTCCAGTTAACGACTTGACCAATTCTATTTTTGGCACTGTCTTCCCAAGCTTTAACGGCTGAAACCTTTTCTCCTCCAGCGATTTCCATTCTAGTATCTGCTTGATATTGAATCTTGGTTCCTCCATCAGACAATTTTGCTTTTCCATATCCTGCCGTATTAGCAATATAATGAGTGATAGCTATTACTAATCCCCTTTGTCTTGGTAGAAGCTGTCCTATCTTCTTTGTGAAGATGGACAAAATTTTTGGAAGTCCAGCCCGTCCGGGGGTAAAGTCTCCATCTAGTTCTTTTTGTGGAATAAGCGAAGAAATAGAGTCGATAATAAGTACCGCCCCATGATATTCTGGATCGCTCATAAGTTTATAAGCCATATCTAAAAGATCTTCTGCTGGTAGTGGTTTATCTTCTGGCCCAATAACCTCAATCTTTTCTGGATCAAAGTCTTCGACTTGAAAGTTCATGTCTTTCAAGCGTCCCTCTGCGTCCAAATAAATAATCGGCCTCCCCTCCTTTTGGCAATTTGAAGCAATCTGCATTGCTGTAGTCGTCTTTCCGCTCTTGGGGTCTCCGGTGAGTGTAAGCCAGCACCCCTCTCTGATACCACCGCCAAGAGCTATATCAATTGCGGGACTGATCGAGATAACCTTATAATCGCTTTTCTCTTTTAAGACCTCTGTGCCAGTTTTAATGATATTGCCGTACTTCTTGATGTGAGAATCAAGATATTCACGACCCTTCTTTTTTGTCTTTGCCATCTATATTCCTTAATTTTGAAAATAGAGTATTATTCTTCTTCTTTTGTTTCTTAGGTTTAAACACAAGCGGGCCTTTCTCTTCTACTTGCTTGATCTTTTCTGGCTGCTTTTGTAAATCTTCAAAACATTTTTTCACACCCTCTTCGACAAAATCGAGCGGTAGAACAAACTTTTTAGATTTATGCAGAAACCCAAGTGAGTAGATATTCTTGCCGTTTGTTTTTAAGTATCGTAACAACGACTTCTCATCATATCTTTTAATGAGAAGATTGGCAACCCTAATATTGGTTTGGTACTGTTCTTTTTGAGATTTATTCCAAAACTTAAACTCAAGGCTGCCCTTATTTTCTCTTTCTCTTTTTCTAAGACATACAAGCTCTGCACAATATTGTGCAGCGTTACACGGTTGCCCCGTTGATAAACTCTTGTATTTTTGGATGCTTGATTTTTTCTGATTCATTTTTGAAAATCATGTATTCTACGTTTTGTTTTGTAACAGATCTTTTCTGATGAAACTCTTCAAATTCATTGATCGGCCAAGTGTATTTCTTAACATCTATAGCAGAACAATCTTCATTTAGTAGACCTACGGTTAATGTTTGGTATGATTGCGTATGATCCCCAGCCATAGACTGTTCTTTTCCAACGCCTCTCATGACCATTATTCCATCCAGACCGTTTTCATCTTCAAAAAAAACAAGCTTTGGAGTACCAAGCATGTGGAGTTCAATCTTTCTGATGTTTGCTTTATTTTCCTTGCAATGCTTTCTTAGGCGATTCCAAGGATTGTCGTGATCGGGTCTCTCATAATCTCCGTAGACAACAGTTCCATCAGTTAAAGTGATGATCCAGCTTATAGACAAGTCCTGCCTAATAAGCTTCTTCATATATTGATCTCTTTGTGTACAGATCATATTAATCCTCTTTAATTGTGTGAATAATATTCCTATATCGTTTTGGTGGTCTAGGCTTAGACTTAGACTCGTCTCCTCTTGCGGAAGCCGCCTCTGTCATGATTGTTGCTCCACGCTCTTTGTTTCTTGCGAACATTTTTCCAGCACCAGAACTAGGCGCTGTTGAAGCAGGCTCGGTTTCAGTAACAGGTTCTTCTGACCTTTTAAAACTTAGACCGGAGACATATTTTTGCACGATACTTTTAGATCTATCCATTTTGGCGCACAACTCTTTAACGGTCATGTCGAGATAGTTTTCTTGTACGAACTCTTTTTCTTTATTGGAAAGTGGACCCTTCTTCATTTAATTCTCCATTGATAATCTTCGAGACCTAGTAAAATACAATCTGTTTTTAGTTTTTAGATACTTGATATATCCTTCAAAGCAGTTCTTGCTTACTTTCTTTTCTTTAAACGCCGCCCTATTGAGACTGGAGATATTTTTATCAATCGCGTGAGGGTCAAGTAATTCCCCTCTATACATTCTGATATAGTAAAACGCTGTAGCTTCACCTCTCCGTTCATCGTAACACATTTTAGCTATTGACTTTGTTTCGTCTTGCGTGATTTGACCATTCTTGTCATAGAAGTTTCTCAAGATTTTTTCCTCATAAACTTCTATATCCTTATTCATCTTAGAAATGAAAAGGTCTTCATTGTTCTTCGCCATTCATCTTCTCCAACATTTTAATTAAATTTTTTATACAGTCTGCTTCGGTTACGCCGGAAGTACATATCTGCAATTTGTTGCTAATACCATACTTGCCTAAAGCGTCATTTCCAAGAACCATGTTGTCTAGATATCCATTGTCTAACATTCTTCTAACGTCTATCTTCATGGTTACGGTTGCATGATGCGGACAACTAGATCTTGGTATACTATTTTGTTTAGCTGTTGTTAATATCTCCATCAGTCACCATCCTTTATCCATTTGATTCTTTGCTGCTGTGTCATCTTGTTTATTCTATTTCTTTGAGCAGAGACTTGTTTGTTTTTCTTATGTAGTTCTACATTAGCGTCTCTGTCCCTATCTTGCTTTTCATACTTGCCCATTTTCTGAGTATTCCTGTCTGCTAAATGACCAATCGTTTTTGGTTCTCCGCGAATAGACACCATAGGACTGTTAATAAAAACCTTTTTCAATGTTTCTTGCTCACAGATAGGACACTGATGAGTGTCTGGCTCATGAATATTCTGAAAAATTTCAGTATAATAAGCGCATGGTTCACATTCAAAATCGTAAGTCGGCATCGTTTTCTCCATATAAGTAAAGAAGGCGGTAAGTTACCGCCCTCTATTATATCCAGTCTTATCTAAATGCGCACTAATTTTCTAGAGCATTTAGTATTCTTCCTAATATTCCATTTCTTTGTATGTCGCTTCGGTCTAATTCGCACACCGCGACACCTTCTACGCCTCTTAATTTATGAATACATTCAGCAAGCCCGCTACTTCCTCTTATGTCTGTTTGTTTGATATCTCCATTTATAAGAACTTTCGAGTTCTCACCCATTCTGGTGATAAACATTTTGATCTGGTCTAGGCTACAATTTTGAGCTTCGTCCAAGATCATATACGAATCGTTAAATGTGCTTCCTCTCATAACCTCTAGCGGTAAATACTTAATCCTATTTTCATTTTCATATTGACCATAATAAGCTCGCCCTAAGAAATGTTTCATGTTCTCTTTCATTGGCAGAAGATAGGGTGATATTTTTTCATTTAGCTCTCCCGGCAGCGATCCTATTTCTTTACCAGAACATACTAGAGGTCTAGTGATAATAATATTGTCTGTCTGTTCGTTGTGTAGCTTTTGTGCAGCTATACCAGAAGCAATGAAGGATTTGCCGCAGCCGCTAGGCCCCGTGCAAAATATTATGTCGTTCTCTATGATTGATCTGATATAGTTTAATTGATTATCCGTTTTTCCTTGTACTATCTTCACTCTTTCAGGTTGATTTTTTTTAGATCTGTACTGATTTGAAGATTTGTTTTTCATTTATGACCCTTAATAAGGAAGTGTTAGAGAGTCTACATATTTAATAGATCTCCGTTGGAGTTGCAATATCGTGAACCGTATTCGATTTTGTTAATACCGCGTCATTAAAATTATTTTTATATCTTAAAGTAGCTTCTGCATGTGACCCAGACGTGTCACCTCCAGAATAAGATATGTCTACCAAATGGTTTCTTTTTCCTAGATCCCAAACAAAAAATCTTTCCGTCTCGCTTCCAGAATTTAAATCTTTAGACTTGGCGACCAGCATTATTTCTCTGTTTGAAAGCATTTGATTAGGCAAATCGCCACCTAGAGCCTCTGAGTAAATATTATCTTGATTGTTTAAAAAATTCTGACCCCCACTTAAAAAGTTTGCATAAGGAATACCCTGTCTTAAACGCCCGGTAAAACTGCATGTAATATCTACAGGTAGATTTAAATATTTCTGGTTATTTAAAAGCCGCTCTTTACCCTTAACAGAACCTGACCACTGTCCAATATTTTCCAATTCTGTGTATTCAAAGCTTAGATCAATTTGTATAGAAGTTAAAGCCAACTCTTTATTTTTATGTAAATATTTATTATCTAAAACTGGTTCTATTGCTGGGTTTGCTTCCGAATGATCAAAAAGATTCCTGACTTCTAATGGTAAAAGGCTATAGCTATCAACATCATCAAAAAGAAAATCAAAGTGATGCCTTCTGACAATAATAGACTCCTTTCCGTCGCTTTTTACTGGTAAGCCACCAAGACCGCTACCCCACTGAAAACCAGTTACATTTCCGCCTCCGTCAGTAATGGCGTATTTTGTTTCGGTGTTTCCAGATGCATCTTCTCTTGTTTCAAAAAATGTTCTAGCTGGAGGATACGCAGTAATATCATCGTATGCATCGTTATGAACTAATATTTTTGAAATAAGTGTTGTTGTTTCTATCACTCCTCCGTTAATATTTATATCGTAACTAATGTTGGATATTAAACAATTTCTATAGGTGATCGAAATAACCTTGGTATCATCAGTGTTATCAGATGGTCCAGCAGGTTTAGCTGCGTCTACATAATATTCTAGCTCATGATTTGCCGGATCATCACCAGTCGGCCTGTCTCCATCGTAGTGCGGCTCGATATCATCTGACGAATTACCAGCATAGTAAAGCGTTCCTTCTGCTGGCCGATCTACGGCGCCGCCTAACTTACTAAACCTATCTGGTGAATATAGTATGGTTATATCGAAATTTCTTAAACAATTATTATCATAGTCTGGGTTTGGAATACCCTTAGACCCAAAGTTGTCGGGCCTCAGTATGTGAGAACTTTGGTAATCTGAAGAATAATTACCTTCTTTAACAAAGTAGAACATATTATGGTCAAAATCTAAAACCCTTTCTATAACAATTTCAAATTCATTTTGCCCATATCTAATCAGCTGTTGCTGCTGTCTACCCTCGTCATATAAAGCGGTGGTTACATGGTTATTGGATAGACCTATAGATTGAACACCATGAAGAAACTTTATGCCTGTAGTTCCTAAAATAGGATCTGCTTCCACTATAGGATTATAGTTTTCATTAGATTCGGTTGGTATTTGTTCATTCTTTTGGTAAACATATACGGCTTGACAGTAGTAAGCTATTCTATCATTTGGTTTTGTAAAAAAAGAACCAGCCATTTTAACTCCCCGTACTTCCGAATCCGCCTTCGCCCCTTTGGGAAGCATCAAGGTCGTCCACTTCAACAAGGTTAAAGGTTTTTACTTTTTGAAAAAGTATCTGTGCGATTCTGTCTCCCTTTTTTACTTGGTAATGATTATTAACTCTTGAGTTGTATAGAATGACTCCTACATCACCCCTATAGCCAGCGTCAATAACGCCAGCAAATACATCTAGCCCGCTTTTATAAGCGAGGCCGGAGCGCGGCCAGATAAGGCCAACATACCCTTCAGGAATCGCCATAGAAATACCAGTCTTAATCAACCTATGATTGATCGCCGGAATCTCTACATCTTCTAAGGCATATAGGTCATAGCCAGCATCTGTTTTGTTTGCCTTCGTTGGGATGATCGCTTCGGGATCTAGTTTCTTTATCTTTAACTCAGGTCCTATGTACGGCTCCATACCCATTGGCAGGGAGGTCACTACTGGCTCATGTCTACAGCAGGAGTTTTGCCATACTGGAAACGGTGGGCTTTTTATTTTATTTTCTTCCATCTCTACTCCTTATATGTCACACTTACCGCCAGCACAGGCGACTTGTTGAACAGGGTTTACATTATTAGTTTCTTCGATGACGTTTGTAAAGTCTACATCTTGGTATTCTCTATTAAGATCAACCCACTCTTTCCAGTTGTACACATCCTTCATGCAGTATGTCAACTGTTTTAGGTCTCCACCGAAGTATTTTTCCGCAAATCTTTCACAGCGCTCTTTCCATTCTTTCTTTCCGTTACCTTTGATCTTCTCGCCAAACCCAAGTAGACTGTCACACGCCGCCCAAAGGTTGTCCTCCCACAGAGTAAGTGCGACTTCGATAAGTCCGCTCACAAAGATAGAAGCATCGCCGTAGTGCGCGACTTGTTCGCTTGGTAGATAGACTGTAGTAAAGGGCGCTTGTGGGAAATCTTTATCACCAGAGATAGGAAGTAATGAAATACCACAAAAATATTTTCTATTCTTATAAATATATTTCTCTACTTCATCCCATTCATCTGGTTTAACATTAATAGTATTACTTACATTATGATTTAACCAAGGTTGAGTACATAATTCTGGATTTGTACCATTGAGAACCCAGCTTTGTTGTGTAGATTTTACATAGTCCAACAACTGTAGTGCGCTCACTTGGTTTTTAGTTTTGCCGCCGTCCTTAACTTCTACACAGAAAGACACAACGTCATCACTATCATTATTACTCCAGACACTTTCTTCACATGCTCTTGGGTTTTGTGTTCTAAAATAATTATAAATGGGTTCCATTTTGTTTGCTTGGACTCGGCGGATATATCGTTTCGCATGGTGCGGGTGAATACCACTAGATGTTCCAAGAATACAACTTGATGTTCC